TATTACCAATGCCATCGGTGTTGATGACAAAGCTGAAGCGGAAGCCATGCGCCTACGCGACGCTTGGGTTGCTCACCCGGATCACACGATCCTCAAGGCACTGGTTGCCGAACGTGCGATTTTCTTTGTGCTACTACCCTTTTTCCGTTTTAACGGAGATGCGGGGTTGCGCACGGTAAGTGCTGACATCTCTCGTGACGAACAAGTTCACGTGGCTGTCAACTCTTTGGTCGCACGTGAGCTTAACCTTGAGGTTTCTCCCTCCTTGGATAAACTTCGTAAGGCTACTATTAACTGGATTATGCAACCACTCAAGTCTAATAATCCTAATAAATATCTAAACAAAAAATTTTGGCTTGATTCCAGTGATCGCCTGATGTACGAAGGTAAAGCACCTGAGCTTGCAGAAACTAAGCGGGCACGTATGCCAGCGTTCTTTGAACATGCCAACCCTAACCTTCCACAGTATGCTTAATTATGGGTGCACTAGGACCAGCCCTTGCGGCTCAACAAAAAGAAAAAGAACGTAATCAGTTTTACACTGATAGCACAAATCGGATGACGTCAATGCAGAAACAGCTTGACGAAATCTCATCCATGTATAAGCAACAGCAAGAACGTCGTGCTCAACGTCGTGCTAGCTATGCTGCTCCTACTATTGGACAACAAATTGGTGGTACCGGTCTTCGCATTAGCAAAGGCGGTATGGCACCTAGTGCTCGCCGCCGTATGCGTAGAGCAGGTTAGTAACTATGACCACCCCTTACGTTCCTAGACTAGATATAAGGCGTCTTCTGGAAGAACTAGAAGATGTTTATCCACCCGTCAACCCTTCACCTGATACACCACTTAACCAAATCATGTATCGAGCTGGTCAACGTAGTGTGTTGGAGTGGATTGAAAACCGACTCGATGAGGAGACTTAATCATGGGCGCAGGACGCCGACAGCATCACGCACAAGAACAAGCTAAACGTGATGCAGCTGCTGAAGCAGACCGCCAACGGCGGATGATGGAAGAGCAGCAACGTGCTATGGAAGCACAACTAAAAGCTCAGCGTGAAGCTATGATGGCTCAAACAAAAGCCATGACCGAAGCTATTGCACCTGACATTCGTAAGACTACTGGAGCTACCCTTGGTGCTCAAAACCTTGGCGTCCGCACTAGCCGTGCTCGCCGTCAAGCTACCGCTGCTACTGTTGGCAGAGGTATTTCTTCACTTCGTATCCCCCTTAACATCGGTGGTGACACCGGTTCTGGACTTAACATTGGGTAATTAAATGACTGCAAAAGGCAGGTACGATCATCTAACTAGTTACCGTTCTCAGTTTCTAGACACAGCGGTTGAGTGTTCAAAGCTCACCATTCCTTACCTCATCCAACGTGATGAGTTCAGGGTTACCCATCAAACACTGCGTCAACCTTGGCAATCCGTAGGGGCAAAGGGTGTAGTGACATTGGCATCTAAACTGATGCTGTCCCTCCTACCTCCTCAAACTACGTTCTTTAAACTTCAAGTACGTGATGACAAGCTAGGCACTGAGTTGCCTCCTGAAATGCGTTCCGAACTTGATCTTAGTTTTGCCAAGATGGAGCGTATGGTGATGGAGTCGGTTGCTGCTTCCAGTGATCGGGTCGTCGTTCACCAGGCTCTTAAGCATCTGGTGGTTGGTGGTAACGCACTGATCTTTATGGGTAAGGATGGGTTGAAGCACTATCCACTCAACCGTTACGTTGTCGATAGAGATGGTAATGGTAACGTAATTGAGATCGTAACCAAAGAACTAATTAACAAAAACCTTCTGCCAAAAGAAATCATGAAAGAACCTCGTCCTGTTATGGATGAGAGTTTCTCACATGAAAACGATGCAGAAGTTTATACTCATGTACGGTTAGACAATAACCGTTGGCTTTGGCATCAAGAAGTCTATGGTAAAAAGATTCCAGGATCTGAAAGTAAAGCTCCAGCGGACGCTAGTCCTTGGCTTGTACTGCGCTTTAATTCTGTCGATGGCGAAAACTATGGACGGGGTAGAGTTGAGGAATTCCTGGGCGATCTTAAGTCTCTTGATGGACTCTCCCAGTCCCTTGTAGAAGGCTCTGCAGCAGCCGCTAAGGTCGTCTTCGTGGTATCACCCTCAAGCACGACTAAAGCCCAGACGCTGGCGAAGGCAGGCAACGGTGCGATCGTTCAAGGTCGTCCCGATGACATCGGTGTTATTCAAGTGGGTAAGACTGCTGACTTCAACACTGCTATGACTATGATGCAGCAGCTTGAGCGTCGCTTGTCTGAGGCATTCCTCATTTTGAATGTCCGTCAATCTGAACGCACTACTGCTGAAGAAGTACGCCTTACTCAACTTGAACTCGAACAGCAACTTGGTGGACTATTCTCCTTGCTGACTGTTGAGTTCCTTCTTCCTTATCTGAACCGCAAGTTGCTGGTTCTTCAACGCAGTGGACAACTACCACGTATTCCTAAGGATCTGGTTAATCCTACTATTGTTGCAGGAATCAATGCTCTTGGTCGTGGTCAAGATCGTGAGTCTCTCACTTCCTTCATCATGACTATTGCCCAGACTCTTGGACCTGATGCACTGATGCAATACATCAATGCTGACGAAGCCATTAAACGTCTGGCAGCTGCACAAGGTATCGACGTACTGAACCTTGTGAAGTCTATGGAGCAAATTCAACAAGAACAAGCTGATGCTGCTCAAGCACAAGAGGATCAACTCATGATGCAACAAGCAGGTCAAATGCTTAAATCCCCCCTGGCAGATCCATCCAAGAACCCTATGGCAGCTGAGACTGTCAATGCGGCGATGGGTGAGGATGTCATCCCACCAATGCAATAACTATGGCAGAAATTTTATCTTACGATCCAGCTGGTGATCCCGAAGTTGTCGGTGCAATGGAAGCCGACCAAGCTGAGTCTCTGGCTATTGGAGAAGAGATGATCAACCAAGCTAATGCTCGGTTGGCTGGAAAGTACAAAGATGCACAAGAGCTTGAAAGAGCTTACATCGAACTTGAAAAGAAACTTGGTTCACGTGATGGACAAGAAGAAGAAACGTCGGAATCAGAACCTCAAGATCAGCAGGAAGAACGGACTGAGTATTCTCCGCAGATCGAAGCCATTAGTCGGGCTGCAGAAGAATTCAACTCGAAAGGTGAACTGAGTGCTGAGACACTTGCTCAGTTTGAGCAGATGTCATCTAAGGAACTTGTTCAAGCTTACTTTGAGTATGAACAAAGCCTTCCTACTTTTGATGCTCCTCAATCCGTTGAGCTGTCACAAGGAGACATCAACAGCATCCAAAACTCTGTAGGTGGTGAAGCTGCTTATCAACAACTCGTTGGTTGGGCAGCACAAAACTTCTCCGAAGCTGAAATCCAAGCCTTCGATAACGTTGTTGATTCTGGTAATGTTGCTGCAATCAATCTTGCTCTTGCTGGACTCAAAGCACGTTACACTGATGCAAATGGTTACGAAGGAAACATGATTCAAGGTAAAGCTGCTGCCCCTGCTGACACATTTAAAAGTCAAGCAGAGGTAGTCCGGGCAATGTCCGATCCAAAGTATGATCGTGATCCTGCATATCGTGATGAGATCATGCAGAAACTTGCCCGATCCGATCTTAAATTTTAAATGAACGACACAAACATCTGGGCTAAAGAGCCACCCCTTATTATGTCCGACCATCCCTACGGTGTTCCACACAACGAACGAGCTGAGCAGCTCAATGGTCGCCTGGCTATGCTTGGCATCATGGCTGCTTTTGGCGCTTACGCGCTGACTGGACAAATCATTCCTGGTATCTGGTAATGCCTCTTAAGAAGGGTAAGTCTAAGAAGACAGTTTCATCCAACATTGAAAAACTGAAGATCGAAGGCTACCCTCAAAAGCAGGCAGTAGCTATTGCACTAAGCAAAGCTGGTAAATCTAAAAAAAGGAAGTAACCATGCCTCAAGGTAAAGGAACCTACGGTTCACAGAAAGGTCGTCCGCCTAAGAAAGGGACGAAAAAGTAATGGCTAAGCCTGGTCTTTACGCAAACATCCACGCTAAGCGCAAACGTATCGCTGCTGGCAGTGGTGAAAAAATGAGAAAGCCTGGGTCTAAAGGCGCACCCACGGCTGCTAACTTTAAACGCGCCGCTAAAACTGCTAAGTCTAACCTCAAAATTAAGAAATGAAATTCCTTGCTATCCTCCCCGCAACCCTGATTGCTGCTGCTCCCGCATTCGCTGGTCCTTATGCCAATGTGGAAGCTAACTCCGGCTTTACCGGTTCTGACTACAGCGGTACCGTGACCGACTTCCACGTTGGTTATGAAGGTTCCTCTGGTGTGCTTGGTTATTACATCCAAGCTGGTCCTTCTGTGATCTCGCCCGACGGCGGTGAAGCAGAAACCAAGTTCACTGGTAAGACTGGCGGCTCGGTTGCTGCAAGTAAAAAGCTTGATGTGTACGGTGAAATCAGTTTCGCTGCTGACACTGTTAACTCCTACGGCACCAAAGTTGGTGTGAAGTATAAGTTCTGATTATTATGATTGAATGTCCCACCTGTACCCCGGCGCAACAATACGTCCTGGAACAGCTGCAAGTTAAAGCAGATATTACAGATCCTGTTGCCCTGGCAGTCATCATGGGTAACATTCAACAAGAGTCAAACTTCCGTCCCAATGTCTGCGAGGGTGGTGCTATCGTTCCTTACGATCGCTGCCTTCGTGGAGGGTACGGTTTAATCCAGTGGACCTCGCCACGTCGTTATCATGGGCTTGGCAGATTTTGTAAAAGATACGGGTGCGATCCTAGTAGTTTGGTAGGACAAACTCGTTACATGATTAACGAGCTTCGGTTTCGTGCCGAGCTTGCTGAATTCCAAACTCCTTACCAACAACTCCCCTATTACATGAACTCAGCCTACTACTGGCTGGGCTGGGGGATCAAAGGTAATAGGGTGAAGTATTCTTATACTTTCCTAGACAAACTTAAATGACTGCAACAATTGCTTTACAGCAGAAGAATGCCTGGGACCAGTTTTGTGACTGGGTTACTTCTACTAACAACCGTCTTTATGTAGGCTGGTTCGGTGTCCTTATGATTCCGTGTTTGCTAGCCGCCACTATTTGTTTTATTCTGGCGTTCGTCGCCGCTCCACCTGTTGACATTGATGGAATCCGCGAACCTGTCGCAGGCTCCTTGTTGTATGGAAACAACATTATTTCGGGAGCCGTCGTTCCGAGCA